GAATATATTGTGATTGACTGGAATTAATTATTAGACCGATGGGCATTTTAATTGGACACTCTGAGAAATAGTTTCGTGCTTTGAAAATGTGCTTCAACAATGCTATGTGGTAGCCACACCTTTTTCTTCAATACATTCGCACAATATATACTTCTCTCTTCTATATCTGACAGATTCCCTAAAATACGATTTTCTCCGTCTATTCCTACTGCCCTACAAGAACAATATTTGAAATCATGTATATCTTTGCTTTCGATTGTTTCCAAACATTTCCTACATTGAATCGCACTTCTTATTTGTGTATATCTCACGCCGGCATAGAGTATAGAATGCATATATTTACTATACGTATAGAAATGCTGTTTAATTTTTAAACTGGTCCCTGTTAGTCTAACAGCACTTTTTGGGCACTTTTCTTAAAAGCACTTTTTGGGCACTTTTCTCAAAAGTGCTTTTTTGATATACTTTTTCCTAAAAAGTATTTTTTGATATACTTTTTCCTAAAAAGTATGCTAGGTGGCATACTTCATTCCGCCCATGCCACTTTCCACGACAAAGAAGTTCAGACTCTCCACGTAAATCTGATAATTCATAGTAAACTGGCTATCTTGCATCAAGGGCCACAAATCAATATCTATCTGGAATTTACGAACTCGGCTCGTATTCAGCGTGCCACTCGGTTTGATCCATTCCGATGTATCCAAAGAAAACGGATAAATTGCCAGGCCTGGTGGAAACACTCCCGTCGCGTGTTTCCACGAAGCCACTTCATTGAAATGCTGCAGAGGCCGTATTTCCTGGATCTCATTCCCATCACACAGAATGCGTATTTGCCGTATTATATCTTGTTGTATACCGACGGCATTCTGCCCAGAAGAACCACCTAGAAATACGGGGATATTCGTGGGTATAAATGGCGCCGCCGGATATTGCCACCAGTTCGTGTAGTTTGTCCACGCATTTCTGTATTCCATAGAATCACTTCTTCGCGGCAATATAATAAGCCGTGTAACAGGGTTGTGTGTAAATAATTCAAATAGTTTGCGCGAGGTTATATCCGCAAAATTATATTGAGACACCTGTCTTACAAGATAAGTGAGCGCTTTCGTAGAAAATGTCAGGCGCTCATCATCAGTCAAAAACACCTGTGTTGTCTGTATCCGCGGATTTAATGGCCACGTGTTTAACTCTGGTGTGGCGTAACTAAAATCCGTCAAAAAATTGCGAATATATGTGTCCGATGCATTAGTCGCCGTGCTATACAGCACATTACCAAGATCTTGCTGAAGCGATGTGTTGGACGGGTCGACTTGATACCCTGGCCTCACGCGATTCACATTGGGATCCAAAGTCGTATACAAATCCTGTATTGGCCGGAGGGTCAATTGCACACTGCACTCATGGTATTGCAATGCAATGAACGGTAAAGATAAACTGGTATTCTTTGTAAACCAGAAGGAAAGAGGCACGGTGATAGTTCGACCCGGGATAGAAGGAAAGTTATTCTGAGTCCCCGTGTTCGTAGTGTCATTGATGACATTCGGATAATATCCAGTCGTGCGTATAGAACTGCTGCCCGATGGTATACCGGAGTATTTACCATTCGCAGGGTCATATATTTCGGGCATATCCCCAACAAGGCTCTGCCACTTATTATACTGGGTCTCGTCTTGATCCGTCAACGCGGATGCAATAATATAGTCACTGTCGAATTGTTGCACCAAAGTCCCTCCCACGAAAAAGGAAGCATCTTGTATGATTTGTGCACCAACATACCGAACCCATTGAAACTCGTATTGACTTGTCCTGGTTTGGGGGTTCACATATTTACTGTATATGTCGGGTAGAGTAAACGTGAAATACATATCCATCAGTAAATCTCCCACACGCTTGATCGTTGCCCTTAGTTTTATAGGCTGATCGAAAAACAACTCCTGTGGCCCCTCTAAGGGCGTAGTCAGAGATTCAAATGCAAAATGGCTGTGCTTTTTAAGAATCGTGTAGAAATAGGTAAAGTCGGGATTTCCATTCAAAATTACATTCTGAGAGCCGTAGGCCACCAAAATATACAATCCGCCACCTGCCATGACAACTCTTCTTGATACTGTGAAACAAGATGAGATATCATTTAAACCGCTCTTTGCGATCATGCCGACACTTAGATTCGAGTGCCATTCGTTGTCCACCACGTGTCGGACAGATACGGTGTCATTACTGATGCATCCGAACCGACCACCTTCGAAGATGGCCCCATATTCATGAGTGTCTGAATTTCACTGTATGTGAGCGCATAACGGTAGTAAAAGACACGGCTCACAAGCCCCTTGGCTGAGCCATCCATGTTGAGTATTGTCTGCGCATTTACATTATCGGACCCCGCTTTGAATGCCGGGTCATTATCAAGAGACTTAATGGCTGCCGCCCTCAATGTCAGTTTTCGGCTGCTGAACATATAGACATTTCCGTAGTTTTGATACGGCGGTGTTTTTCCACTGAGCGACAATTTGCGTTTGAGATTGCCATTCACGTATACATACAGCACATTGCCCTTGCAAGATACAACGAGATGGAACCAGTTATTGACCGGGATGTTATCAATGTCGACGAAATCATTCCAAGTATTGAACGAATTCATATAGATGCGAATGGTGTTTTTATCGCCCCAGCAGAATATGCCCGGGCTCATCAAAGGATATGCCTTTGAATATCCCTTGTGTAAGATGTGATATAGCACATGGTTTCCGCTCGAAAACGTGTCGCTACTCAGATTAATGAACATGGAATAACTGAATTCCACGCCGGAACGCTGGTTGTCAGAGAAAGTGATGGTCTTCGCATTCTGATCCATGGGATTCTGGACGGCTACTTGGCTTTTAGAGCCCGAGGGATACGTGTGAGGAAATACCTCGAGGGCCTCCTTTCTCATGTATGCAAATGTCTTATATAGATATTCGCACATCGACAATGCAAAATATAAGACAAGCACGATTGTAAAACCGGTCAATATATCGGTAACAGAATTATTTGAATTGAGTGACTGAGTAATACCAGACATACTTGGCATACTGGGGCCACTTGATGCAGGTGCTTGTTCACTCATAGGCCTATCTATCGTCCATTAGGAAAATGTATTTTTAGGATTGCTTTGCCATGCTGGCGGAGACAGAGAATCCAGCAGGATTGAACATTGACGAAAGCCTAGTCGAAACCGACGTATCAAAGGGGCCGGATTGATATATCTGGTAGACTCTGTCCGGAGAATAGGCAAAGTCGGCCACCTGAGTCTTTCCAATGAGGCCGCCAAATCCGAATGGGCCTCCAAGTGCAAGTGACGTGGAATTTCCGCTCACGACATATGCGCCGTCTAGAACACAACTACGTGACATTCTGCCATCAATATAGACATCAACCGTTCTGCCATTCAGTATGACCGTAACGTTCACCCAGCGCTGCAGTTCCACGTTTTCAATGTCGCACTTCAAGACTCCGGAAGAGTTGTCGCCATAGTTTGTCCCCCCGCCGAAACTAGATCCTGAGACCGGGCGCATATTGCCAAGTTCAGACGCAGTCAGTTTTAAGGTATCCGTGCTGACTCTCACGCCGAGTTTACTCATGTTTTGTCCAAGATACAAGACAAGTGTCTGAAAGCCGCCTGTCCCTCCACCGCCGCTTAGTTGTAGGAACGGCTTATTGAATCCCTTATTCGTCGCCCAATTGTTCACATATATCCACGTGCTGACCGAATATTCACCGCCATCATACAGGCCGGGCATATTCGCATTGTCCGCAGTGAACTTCTTCGGGTTCGCCGATTTGCCCGGCAAGCCGCCTTCCGCCGGTGAGTATAGCACAAGGTCAGTCAGAGCGCTGTCGCCATACAACCACGTATAGAAGTAGTATATCGCCAATGCGGCCAATATATACCACATCATGTTGTAATTGCCACCGCTAGCACCAGCACCACCTGCATTCGACGCCTGGCTATTTATGGCACTAGAGAGGTAATAAAACCCTAAGCCTACAATCACTAATATAAAAATGTTCGATGAGCCCGAGTTCTCACCTGCCATTGTATTCTAATCTGATAGAATAGTTTATGCATATTCGGAATTCCATTGATCCAACGCCCCCACCGTTTTCTTATTATCACAGCCTCCACCGGGGCAAGTGATTATATCCGAGATACCCTCCAGTGAAAAATCAGGCAACATCGGGGCATCTGCCTGTAAATAGGGCTTACCATCCGTAGCCGTGTTTTCGGATACATAGTTTCTTACGTCATCCATTGTCATCGCATAAGGAAGAAGATTGATGTGTGCTATTTTACCACCCATATAGCCAGTGCTATCCCCAACATATATTGGCTTGTCGTTGTCATATTCAGGCATAGATAGACAAGTGTGTGTCGCTGTTAACCGACCATTTATATAAATATTGAATTTACGCCCCCGCTTCACTATGGCCACACAACTCCACCGCTGTAAATGCAGACCGGGTATATCGACAACCTCCGGATATGTGTCACCTGTCACATAGATTTCGAGTATGGCAGGGGCCATCATCAGACTCCTCCCCGCATCGGGGGCAATTAAAAACTTCAGCCGCTGTTTTCTCCCAATGTCGACGAGTGTGGCGTATTCATTGCCAACAGTCGCTGTGCGATTCAAGATGACAGGGTTTATATAAAATAGCAGAGTGGCCCCGGGTGTATTATTCCACGACCCCTTCAAATCCTCTGTCGACCCCACTTGTTTTGAAACAGATAGGCGCATTTCCTCGTCACCTAGTTCCTTCGGGGGCTTCGGCACTGTCATGTAACGTACACCGTAAAATACGCTATACGTTAAAAGAACTATTGCTGCTATTAGCCAATATACACGCATCTAAGCATTGCTGATAAATTATTGAGTGGGTCGCATGTCTTTCCCGAAAGCGGCCTTATCCGTCAAATCACTCATCCTGGCCCGCATCTCGCTGGGTGTTATGTCATCGCCGAATAGTCTCAAATTCATCACCTGTATACCGGTCGAGACCCCAAGTGCCGTCGCATTCGATAGAGACTTGGGGCTCGCACTATCATCCATGATATTTTGGGGCGCATATATGGTCGTTGTGCCGAGTGTCCCAGGATTGACAGTGTCCATTCTCAGTTGTATAGTGCGAACAAGCAGGCCATTCAAATAGGCTTCCATTGTATATTGCGTCTTGACAACCCCAATACGGAAGGGTGTGTGAATGGGGACATTGTCAATCAATGCGGTCTGCACATACGTATGCGTATTACCTGATTCAGTCGCCTTACCTAGAATCGTCACTTCCACCCTATTTATCTGCGGATCCAGTTCCACTCGGAAAAAGCCTTCATCGCGTAATTGTGTATCACCACTCGAACTGCTTGTTCCCATCATGAAAAATGTGCGCTTAGAGCCTTCTGGAATGTTTTGGGGCATCTCATCATTTATCAGCACATCCATTGTCAAACTGAATGACGGTTGCCCGGCGATGGTATTGGAATAGATTGTGCTTCCTCCGGCATCTGGGGGCGTCCCAATCACAATGTTCCGTATAGCCCTTTTCGTATTCCAATATTGTTCTGTTGTATCTGTGCCGGGCACCATAACAAAACCTTTGCCACCCGGTGTCTTCTTGAAAATCGGAAAGAACCAGGCATCTACCACCATCAGTATGATACCTAACAAAAGGACGCCGGCTATGATATACATGACTATCCGTAGAAGTCCACTTCCAGCCACGGGCTGTGATATCCCCTGTGCGTTCACTTTGGTCGGGCCTGTTGCCACGGGTATAGCCGATGAGACGCGTGCGCCGACAGATTTCCCCAGTGACAAGATTTCTTTCATATAGTCATCGCCGGCCTTTGCGCGCCTGGGATCTGCCATATCTATAATACCGCTTAATTTATAATTGAATTGCACCGTAATTCAATTATAAATTAACGGAAGTGCCGTGAATGTCTAGTAACTTAGGCATATCACGGTATAGTTATCATCTTCTTTCGCGTTTTCTTGTCTGGCGGCCTGCGACTATACCATGTTTTCTCAGGGTCTGGGTTCTCGGATTATAGCCGATGCGCTTGTAATACGGCAGAGATTCGCTCGCCTTGCACTTTACCAGTTTCTCACGTAAATAACATACGAAGGAAAGGCGGCTGTAGCGCTTATCTATACCCTGTGTCCCCGTATCTTTATTATTCAAGTAAATCTCAGGAAGACTCTTATTGAATGCCTTGTCTTCTGCTGTCTCCCGCATTTCCGTGTTACAGTGCCACTCGTGCACGTCCATGGCCAAGAAGTCCCCTGTTCTCAGATCGAATCCCACCTTGTATCTGGGAAACAGTGTGTAGCCTCCGTGATACTTGCCACGCTCGATCACAGACAGATTGCCGAACCCCTTCCGCATATCCCCGTCATCCATGTGGAGTCCCGTGCGGAAATTGCGATTCATTGTGACGGAAGAGAAAGCCGTATTGGCTATTTGGAAACTGGGATTAGCCTTCGCCTGTTTGTATTGTACCTGATATCTGTCCGGAACCAGTTTTTTGAAAAGTTGGTCGATTTCCTCAATATATGGTATACCCGCCTTGTATTGTTCGAAGTATTTCTGCGTATATGACGTCAGACGACACGGTAATTTCATAAACGGTGTCTGCTCAAAATAGCCTAGAACCGACGAGAACACGTTATTGTTGACGCGCATCTTACTGGTCTTGCCGTTCTCCATATAACGCGCAGAGTGACCCACAATTTCCGTCGGCTTGCGCTTCTTCCAATAGGGACTCTTCAAGTCAATGGGGCCCGCGGCAGCCCCGCGATTTCTGGAGGCCGATGCAGCATTGTGGAAATTCTTCCAGGCGAGTTCTATTATGTCATGGGGTATCACATTTTTCCGGAGTCTGGCAAGGAGCCGTTTACCCCCAGGCGCCTCCGGATCTTTTGCGTAGACATCCACATCTGTGTCAAAAATGGTGTCCGCATCCTTTTCACTGAAATACGTGCCCTCCCTCGCCTTGATCTGATCGTCCGTAAGTTTCGGCTCTAAGATAACCTGTTTAACACCCGCAACTTTTGCAGCGTGGACAGGTTTCTTTGGAATCTGTACACCCTGGAATATGTCCTCGTCTGAGGCCGGCATCTGCTTATACTGGCTCTATTTATTTATCAAGACTTCGAAAGAGTGAAATATAGGATGCCACCTATCACTGCCGAGACTCCTATACCCGCAGCCAGCCCCTTTAATATAGCCTGTTGATCGGCTTCCATGAAGTCCTGCGCCGTTATCACTGGTGAAATACCCCTGGCACCGAGTCTAGAATAATATTGTAGGACCTCCGTCTCCGTATATTTGCGCTTTCCTAACATTGTGTTGACGTCGTTATGCAAGTCAATCGTCCAGCGAAACAGGTCTTTTCTGGAGTCGAGAGATGGGGCTATAGGCAGTTTAACCAGGTGGGATGTGTAATGTTTCCGGCAAATGGGACAGGGTATGATTATCTGCAGAGACTCCAAAAATTCCTTCATTGCCTTTTTTTCGCTGTAATTCGGATCCTGTGGATATCCGAGTGCAGCGATGTGTATAGTATGCCAGAAGAATGGCCCCCAGACTTCAGGGGGTATGTGCATTCCTATCTATATACTGCAGATATATCGCATTTAGCACCTAAGACGCGCTGCCAATTATAGGTAGTATAGATGGCCAGCGAATCCAAATGCACAAATTGCGGTGAATCCGGGCACGTTTTTAGACAATGTATACAACCCGTATCAAGTTACGGTGTGTTAGTATTTCGGTGGATATCTCGAACCCCTACATGGCCTCAGCGATCCGACTTATGTAATGATGGGCGTCATCCGACGGGTATATCCAGTCTCGTGCCCCAAGTTCTCATGATTCAACGAAAACACACTCTCGGTTTCATGGATATAATGCGCGGGAAATACAAACTTGGAGAGCCTGAATACATATCGAAACAGTTGCGTGGTATGACTCCGGGAGAACGTGAGCGACTATTGAATGATGATTTTGATTTGATATGGAACGATTTATGGGGTGCTGGCAATGAATCCTCTCATCGCTATGTCAATAATCGCCAGATATCCAAGCAGAAATTGGCAGATTTGCGTTCTGGCACCATGTCGATAAAGGGTGAAACGTTTTGTCTGGCAGATCTTCTCCGGCAAGAGCCTGCCCTATTTGAGAAACCCGAGTGGGGATTTCCCAAAGGTCGGCGTGATATTTATGAGACGGATATACAATGTGCATATCGCGAGTTGAATGAGGAGGCGGGTATATCAGAAGAGGATTTATGGAAAGTTACAAATGTGGCCCCTTTAGTCGAGCAGTTCTATGGTTCCAATAATATCCATTATAGGCACACATACTATGTTGCTCAATATGTTGGTATCTCGGTAATTGGATATGATAATTCGAATGCTGAGATGATAAAGGAGATCGGTGACTTGGCTTGGAAGAATTTGGATGAGGCTCTAGTTCTTCTGAGACCGGAAAATGTGGAGAAGCGTGGAATTATAATACAACTTGCTAACCTCTTGCGAAACTTTTCTCCGATTATACCCTGGACTCTATACGGTCAAAAGTTGGTGAATGAAAATGCGAAAGAAGAACAGCAAGATACCTATGTCTTCACAAAAGGTGGTCGGGAACAAGGCACCCGGAAATTCTTCGGGAGACAAATCCAGCGCGGGCACGGGCAGCGAGAGCACGGGCAGCGAGAGCACGGGCAGCGAGAGCAACCAAGAAATAGTATTCTTAAACAGTCCGACGAATAGTGCTGCTACGCAGAGTAACGAGGGGAATGCACCTGCGGTCCCTGCGGTCCCTGTGGTCCCTGCGGTCCCTGTGGTCCCTGTGGTCCCTGCGGTCCCTGTGGTCCCTGTGGTCCCTGCGGTCCCTGTAGCAAAGGCTCCAACTCCTTCAACTAATAGTGCTACTAAGAGCAACAATCAAGGGGTTACTCCTGCAGATATGCCTAGTGCAGCAAAGGTTCCGACTCCTTCAAGCAATACTGCTTCGAATAGTAATAGTGAGAATAGCCCTGTGGCTTCGCCTGCGCCTGCACCTGCGCCTGTGGCTTCGCCTGCGCCTGTGG